ACTTAATAAACCATATCAAGCTACTACTGTAGATGTATTTGAGAGTTCACCTACTAAACCTGTAATATTAGATTTAACTTTAGATATTATAGATAATATGTTAATTGTTACACCACCTGAAGAAGAAGATATTGCACAAGAAGAAACAGCAACAACTAAAACAATTAATTTATTAGATTTTAATGATTTAGATATAGATTATTTAGCAGAAGATTTTTTAGAAAATAATAATTTAGAATTTACAGAATTAGATATTAATTATTTAGATGTAAATTTTCTTGAAGATTTGTTAGATGTTTTGGATGTTTTAGCAATAGAAAAAGAAGAGGACCAATTAGCTTTAGCCACAAGTGTAAATATTTCTGGTACTTTAATTGGTCAAGACCCAGATACACAAATAACGACAATAGTAGCAGGACAAGTTATAAGTTTGCGTAGAAAAATAACTGAATCAGTACAAGTAGATTTAAACTCAGGAAATGGCTATACAGTAATTTTGATACAAGATGGAGTATCTAATATAGTAAAAATAAATGGCGGAGGAGACTCTGTTATAACAATTAACCAAAGTAGCGGATGAAAAAATTATTATTACCTATACTTATAATACTTTTATTGCCATTAATATATCAGTCAACACCTACAGAAATATTAAAACTAAAAGTATTTGATACATTTATACAAACACCAGAACCATCAGGTAATTTTATAATACTTAATATAACAGAAGAAGATGTAGAGCGTGAAGGAGGTTATCCATTACCTAGAAAAAGATTAGCTGATATACAAATGGAAATTATTGGTAAAGGTGCTCTAGGTGTTGGTTGGGTTATATCTTTTCCACAAGCAGATAGAATGGGTGGTGATGAAGATTTTGGTAGGTCTTTAGGATATGTACCATCTGTTATTGCTATGTTTGAAGATGGTAAAGGTAATTATCCTAAACCAACAGGAACAGTAGTGAAAGGTGAAGATAATGGTGGTATAGTATCTTTGGGAGTTAAGGAAAACCTGAACACTCTTAAAAATAATACATTGCAGGGTTTAGCCATTGCTCCCACAGAAGTTGACCAACTTGTAAGAAGAATACCTCTTTTAGTTAAAACACCTAATAATAATTGGATTCCTAGTTTTGGTACACAAATATACAAAGCTTTATTTAATGTTAAAACTTATATTATAAAAACTAATGATAATGGTATAGAGGAAATATCAATACGAGGAATACCACCAGTAAAAACAGATAGTCTTGGTCGTAAATGGATTAGTTGGGTAGATACTGAACAAACAGACTTACAAGAAATGAATGTAAATGGTAAATTTGTTTTTATTGGAGTTACAGCTAATGGAGTAATGCCACAAATTGCAACACCTGTTGGATTATTAGAACCACATAAAATACAAGCAGCATTAGCAGAATCAATTTTAATACAAGATAGTCCTTATATTCCTGATTGGCATTTAGCAGTTGAATTATTAATTCTGGTGATAACAGTAATTTTAGTTTGGTTATGTGTAAATATTTTTGGAATAACGCTAGGAATAACATTTACCAGTATATTATTCTTTTTAACAATATTTTCTGGACATTATTTAATTCAGCGTGGAATATTAATAGATGTAAGTTGGACATTAATTTCACAATTTATAACTGCATCAATAGGTTTTTATTTAAGATTTAGACAACAATACAAATTAAGACAACAAATTAAAAAACAATTTGAACATTATCTTGACCCAAGACAAGTTAAAAAATTACAAGATAATCCTGATTCTTTAGTATTAGGTGGTGAAAAAAGATACTGCACTTTTTTATTTACAGATGTAAGAGGCTTTACTGCTATGTCTGAAAAATTAGAGCCAGAAGAAGTAACTAAAATTATGAATAAGGCTTTAACAATACAAGCAGATGCAGTTAAAAAATATAATGGTATGGTAGATAAATACATTGGTGATGCCATGATGGCTATTTTTAACGCACCAATTGACTTACCTAACCATGAAACTTTAGCTGTGTTATGTGCTGAAGAAATACAAGAAAATATTAAAAAAGCTGATTTAGGTGTTGAAATAGGAATAGGTATTAATACTGGATATGCTGTTGTAGGTAATATGGGAAGTGAAACAAGATTTGATTATACCGCTATAGGTGATGCAGTAAACCTTGCTGCTAGACTTGAAAGTTCTACTAAGGAAGTTGGTCAAGATATTGTTATTGGATATAATACAGTTAATGCAAAAGATTTTAATTCTGAAATAATATTAAAAGAATTAAAAAGTATATATGTAAAAGGTAAAACAAAACCAATACAAATATATACAATAAATTAATTTAAGGATTTTTATGAAAGCAATACTAAAAAATATAGTTGGTGCTGTTGCTCCTACATTAGGTTCAGCTATGGGTGGTCCTCTTGGTAATATGGCTATGGGTAAAATAGCACAAGTGCTTGGAGTATCAAACGACCAAAAAACTATACAACAGGCTATGCAAAACGCCACTCCAGAGCAAATGCTAGAGCTAAAAAAAGCAGAACAAGAGTTTGAAGTTCAAATGAAAGAGCTAGATGTAGATGTATTTCAATTAGAAACACAAGACAAACAACACGCTAGAGGTATGTTTAGCAAAGATTGGACAGCTAGAATTATAGGTTTATTTACTATAGGTGGTTTTTTAGGATATATATTCTTAGTTACATTACAACCACCAGAACAAAATAGTGAAGCATTAATAAATTTAGTGCTTGGTTATTTAGGAGGATTAGCTAGTGCAATTATTTCGTTCTATTTTGGAGCGTCTCACACCAACGATAAAGGAGAGTAATATGAAAATATCACAAGAAGGATTGTCCTTAATTAAAAAGTTTGAAGGTTGTGAACTTAAAGCTTATCGTTGTGCAGCTAATGTTTTAACAATAGGGTATGGCTCAACTAAAAATGTTAAAGAAGGAGATACTATTACACAAGAAGAAGCTGATAAATTACTTTTACATGAAATGAAAGAATATGAAGGTTATATAAATGACATGGTTAAATCTGATTTAAAACAAAATGAATTTGATGCTTTAGTATCATGGGTATTTAATTTAGGTCCATCAAATCTTTCTAGTAGCACACTTTTACAAAAATTAAATAATAAAGATTGGGATGATATACCAAATCAAATTAAAAGATGGAATAAAGCTGGTGGTGAAGTTTTACAAGGTCTTGTTAGAAGAAGAGAAGCAGAAGCTTTGCTATTTGAAGGCAAAGAATGGCATGAGGTTTAATTATGCCATTAGCCAAATATGTATTTAGACCAGGTATAAATAGAGAAGGTACTAATTATAGTAATGAAGGTGGCTGGTTTGATGCAGATAAAGTTAGATTTCGTAAAGGCAGACCTGAAAGAATCGGTGGTTGGCAAAAACAAAGTTTAAGTAGTTTTATAGGTACTTGTAGAAAAATTTATCCATATAAAGCAACTGATGGTACTGATTATATAACTTTAGGCACTCATCAAAAATTTTATGTATTACAAGGTAATGTTTATTACGATGTAACACCTATTCGAAAAACAAGCACTAATTCTATTACATTTGCAAAAAAAGAAGATGATACACCTATAATAACTGTAACAGATAGTAGTCATGGTGCTGTAAATGGTGATTTTGTTACTTTTTCTAGTGCAGTAAGTTTAGGTGGTAATATAACTGCAGATGTTTTAAATCAAGAATATCAAATTAGTTTAGTAACTGGAGCTAATACTTATGAAATAAGTGCAAAAGATACTTCAGGTACAACTGTAAATGCAAATTCAAGCGATTCTGGTAATGGTGGCTCTGCAACAGATGGTGTTTATCAGTTAAATTCAGGATTAGATGTTTATGTTAAATCTACTGGTTGGGGTTCAGGTACATGGGGTGAAGGAACTTGGGGTGCTACTACTGATTTATCTTTTACTAATCAATTGAGATTATGGTCAATAGATAATTTTGGTGATGATACAGTATTAAATGCAAGAGCTGGTGGTATTTTTTATTGGGATGAATCTTCTGGTTTAACAACAAGAGCAGTAAATGCTACTAGTTTAGCTGGTGCTAGTGATGTTCCTACAAAAGTATTACAAATAATGATTTCTGATATAGATAAACACGCAATAGCTTTTGGTTGTAACCCAATAGGTTCTTCTGATATTGACCCACTATTAGTTAGATTTTCTGATGTAGAAAGTATTACAGATTGGACACCAACTGCAACAAATCAAGCAGGTGGAGTTCAACTATCTATGGGTTCTACAATTATAGGAGCTTTGCAAACAAGACAAGAAATACTTATTTGGACAGATGCAGGTATAGTTTCTATGAGATTTGTAGGTGCACCATTTGTTTTTTCATTTACTGAAGTTGCAAATGGTCCATCTTTAATAGGACCTAATGCAGCAGTAAATGCTAATAATCAAGTTTATTTTATGGATAGTGGTGGATTTTATAGTTATTCAGGTAGTGCTCAAAGATTACCATGTACTGTATTAGATTATGTTTTTAATGATTTAAACAAACAACAAGAATATAAAATATTTGGTGCTGTAAATGATATTGCTAATGAAATTTTATGGTTTTATCCTTCTAAAAATAGCACAGAAGTAGATAGATATGTTTTATATAATTATTTAGAACAAGTATGGTCTATAGGAACAACATCAGATAATTTTGTTAGAACAGCTTGGAATGAAGCATTAATATTAAATAATCCTATAGCTGCTAGTAAAAATAGTAGTACAGATAATAATAATTTTCTTTTTGCACATGAAATAGGTCATGGAGACGATGGTAGTAATTTTACTGCATTTATAGAATCAAGTGATTTTGATTTAGACCCTGATGGTGAAAAATTTATAGCAGTAAATAGAATAATACCTGATGTAGAATTTAGAGACCAACAATCTACATCTGATGATGTAACTATAACTATAAAAGGTAGAAATTATCCATTAGAAGATTTATCTACTTTATCTACTGTATCAGTTACACCAGCTTCTACATTTACTAATACAAGAGCTAGAAGTAGGCAATGTGCAATAAGAGTATCTAATTCATCAAATGATTATGGTTGGAGACTTGGTGATTTAAGATTAGATATAAGACCAGATGGTAAAAGATAATGGCAAATCCTAAATCAATAGTATTACCTTTAGCACAACAAGAATATAGTTCCGCAGATGAAGCAGTTACAAGAAGAATACTAGAACAAGCAATACAAGATTTAGCTATACAATTAGATAAAATACAAAAATTACAAAATGTTGTAGTAAGTAAAGGATTAAAAAGACATCAATTTTTATTAATGGGAATGAAACATGGCTGATAATTTAAAAGTTTTAGGTCAAGT